AATAATGCAGCAATAACTACAAAGAGTGCTGATTTTGTTTCTTTTTACGACAATTCAACTACTAAACTTCTTGGAGATAATTTAAATGATGTATTTATTATTACTGTAGAATTTAAAGCATCTTCATCTAATACACAAAACACTCATTTAGACTTAAGTATTCAAAATGGCGGTGGAAATGTCCAAAATTTAGATATGGTAATTCCTTTTTACAAAGGTAACAATGAAACACAACAAGAACACAAGTTAATTCAATATTATATTGACCAAAGTTTTATTGATAACGGAGCAACATTAAAAATACAATCACACGGTGGTTCGGCAAATATTTGGGACATAGAATATTTTATTCAAAGAACTCAAAGGTATTTTTAAAAATATAACAAACACAAATTAATTTAATTGTAATATTATGAAAGCGACAGAAATGTTAAAACAAGTAAAAGACCTACTAGGTATGAACGCTACAGAAGTAAGTTTAGAGGAGCAAGATGTAAATCTTGAAGAAACTAAAGAAGAAACTTTAGCTACAGATCAAGTAGAGGAAACAAAAGTAGAGCTTGCAACTATGCAGCTTGAAAATGGTACAACAGTAGAAGCAGAAGCTTTTGAAACTGGTAACGAAATCTTTATTGTTACAGAAGACGAAAAAGTTGCACTACCAGTTGGAGAATACACTCTTGAAGATGGTTTAAAATTAACTATCGAAGAAGAAGGTATAATTGCTTCTATAGGCGAAGCTGAAGTGGAAGAAGTTGAAGCTGCAGCAGATTACGCTACAAAAGAAGAATTAGCAGAAGTTAAAAAAGCAGTCGAAGATATTGTAACTATGATTGAAGAATTAGGTTATGGTAAAAAAGACGAAGAAATGGCTTCTGAAGAGGTTAAAGAAGAATTATCTGAAGAGCCTGTAAAAGAAATCTTATCTGAAGTAGAAAAAGTAAAACACAATCCAGAAAGCGAAGAGAAAACACAATTAAACATTCCTTCAAATTCTAGACCTATGAATACTTTAGACAGGGTAATGCAAACAATATCAAATTTTAATTAAAATAAATAAAAATGGCAAATAGTACAGTAACACCAATAACTTCTACTTATGCAGGAGAATTTGCAGGAAAATATGTTTCTGCAGCTCTTTTAAGTGGAAACACATTAGCTAATAACTTAATAACAGTTAAGCCAAATGTAAAATACAAAGAAGTAATGAAAAAAGTTGCTTCTACTGGTCTTGTTAAAAATGGTGCATGTGACTTTTCAGGTCAAGCAGATGTTTTAACATTAACAGAAAGAATATTACAACCAGAAGAATTCCAAGTGAACCTAGAGCTTTGTAAAAAAGACTACGTACAAGATTGGGAAGCAGTTCAAATGGGATATTCAGCAATTAACGAAACTTTACCTCCTTCATTCTCTGATTTCTTAATCGGACATGTATCAGCTAAAGTTGCTCAAAAAATAGAAAACAATATCTGGACAGGAACAAATGCAACAGACGGAGAGTTTGATGGATTTATCACTACATTAGGTGCAGATACTGACGTTAATGATGTAACAGGTACAGCATCAACAGCATCTAACATTATAGCAGAATTAGGTAAGATAGCTGACGCTATCCCTTCTGCAGCATATGGTTCAGAAGATATGACTATCTACTTACCTTCTAACATGTATAGAAACTACATTAGAGCACTAGGTGGTTTTGCAGCAGCAGGAGTAGGAGCTGCAGGTACAAACAATCAAGGTACACAGTGGTACTCAAAAGGAGCAGGTCTTCAGTTTGATGGTATTCCAGTTGTATTAGCACAAGGTTTATCTAGCAATGACGCAGTTGCTGCAGAAAAATCAAACTTATTCTTTGGTACAGGTTTATTATCAGACCACAACGAAGTAAAAGTATTAGACATGGCTGATCTTGATGGTTCTCAAAATGTAAGAATCGTTATGAGATTTACTGCTGGTATTCAGCACGCAATCGGATCTGACATTGTATTATACGCAACAGCGTAATTAAAGATTGTATAACATAAGAAAGGGTAGGTAGCTAAACTGCCTACCTTTTTTTTTAAAATAAAAATAATATGGCTTGTGATTTAACTAAAGGAAGAAAAGAACCTTGTAAAGACGTAGTAGGTGGAATTAAAAATATTTATATTTCTGATTTCGGAGACTATACAGCTGTTACTTACGATACTACTGACACAGACGTGGTAGATAGCGTAGGAACATCAGTTGCTAGTTTTAAATACGAAGTAAAAGGTAATTCATCTTTTGAACAAACAATTAATGCTTCTAGAGAAAACGGAACAACTTTCTTTGAGCAAACATTAAATCTTACACTTAAAAAACTTACAAAAGAGGACAACAAAGAGTTAAAATTATTAGCTTATGGTAGACCTCACATAGTTGTTGAAGATTATAATGAAAACCTATTTATAATGGGATTAGAAAACGGAGCGGATGTAAGTGGCGGAACAATCGTAACAGGAGCAGCAATGGGTGACCTTTCAGGTTATACATTAACGTTCACTGCACAAGAAAAAGTTCCAGCAAACTTTATAGAATCAGCAGCAGATGTAGATACTGCATTAACTAACGCTGGGTTTGCTACTCCAACTGAAGGAAGTAACTCATAATAATCCTTTAAACTCGATAAAGAAGGCACTAATTGGTGCCTTTTTTTATGCTTAATAATTAACAAAATAACATTTATTTTATTGTACTAGTATGATAATATTACAGAAGAGTTTAACTTCTCAAACGATTAGTTTTATTCCAAGAGAATACGTAGCATCTGGCAGCAACATTTATAACATATCAATTGTAAATGAAACAACAAATAAGTCAGTGTATGATGAAGACACAAATGCGTTTACATTAAATGATTACTATTATGAGTATTCTGATGTATTCACATTAGTAGAAGACACATTTTATACATTAACGATAAAAAAAAGTGGCAGTATTATTTATAAAGATAAAATATTCTGTACAAATCAAACTGTTACAAATTATTCAGTAAACAATAATGAATATGATGAGCAAGAAACAACAAACGAATTTATAGTACTATAATATGGACAATTTACACATAGTAAACTTATCAGAATACAATAGACCTAAAATATCTGAAGACAAACACAGAGATTGGGTTAATTATGGTGAGAACAATGATTATTATTCTTATTTAATTAATTTATTTATTAATTCTGCAACTAACAATGCAATTATTCAAGGAATATCTCAATTAATATATGGAAAAGGTATTGATGCAACAAACAGCTCTCAAAAGCCAGATGAATATGCAGCAATGAAATCTATATTTAGAGATGAAGATTTAAGAAATGTAATACTAGATCTTAAACTATTAGGAGAAGGAAGTTTTCAGGTATTATACCAAGACAGCAAAGTAGTAAAAGCAGAACACTTTCCAAGACAGACATTGAGAGCAGAGAAATGTAATGATGATGGAGAGATTGAAGCATATTACTATTTTCATGACTGGACCAAGATAAAAGCAAATAGTAAACCTAAAAGAATAGCAGCATTTGGATTTGGTAATGGTAAAGAGCCAGAAATTAAAGTTGTAAAAAGATATGTAAGTGGATATGATTATTATTGTCCAGTAGACTATCAAGGAGCTTTAGCTTATGCAGAGTTGGAATCAGAAGTATCAGACTATTTAATCAATGATATACAAAACGGATTTTCAGGAACTAAAGTTGTAAACTTTAACAATGGGGTGCCTGATAGAGAAAAGCAAATGCAGGTTAAGTCTGACGTTATGGGCAAGCTTACAGGAGCAAGAGGAGAAAAAGTTATTATAGCATTCAACAACAATGCAGAAAGCAAAACAACAATAGATGATGTACCTTTAAATGACGCACCAGCACATTATCAGTATTTATCTACAGAGTGTGCAAATAAGTTAATTATAGGACACAGAGTAACATCACCATTGCTTTTAGGTATTAGAACAGAAAATAATGGACTAGGATCAAACGCTGATGAAATAAAGACAGCTTCTTTGTTATTTGATAACGTTACAATAAAGCCTTATCAGGAGCTTTTAATTGGCTGTATGGACGCAATACTATCTGTAAACGAGATAAGCCTTAATTTATACTTTAAAACGCTTCAGCCGCTTGCTTTCATAGAGACTGACAATGCAGTAACAGAAGAATCAAGAGAAGAAGAGACAGGAGTTAAATTAAAAGAAGAAAAACCAGATCTTACAGACGAAATGAGTGAAGACTTTTTATCAGAGTTAGAGGGTGAGATAATGGAGGAGTATGATCTTATAGGAAAAAGAGAATATTCAGAAGAAAACGAAAGTTTAGAAGAGTGGAAGCAAAAAGTAATAGATGGTGATTTAGAATTAGAATCTGTTAAGTCTAAACCATCAGATGAAAGTTATTTAGATAAAAGTGTATATAAAGTAAGATATGCTTACGAAGAAAAATACACAAGTGGCAACAGTAGAAAGTTTTGTTCTACCATGATGAAAAGAACAAGAAATGGTGTTGTCTATAGATTAGAAGATATAGATAAAGCTTCTAGAGCAGGAGTAAATAAATCTTTTGGTCATAAAAAACAATCATATGATCTATTTAAATATAAAGGTGGACCAAACTGTGGTCATTTCTGGGAAGAAAGACTTTATAAATTAAAAAAGAAAAAGGATGGAGAAAACTATGAAGATAAATCTTTAGCTAGTAGCAAAGAGGTAGATAGTATTCCAAGTTCTTATAAACCAAGACCAGCAGGGCATAAAAAAGCAGCAATAGCTCCTAAAGACATGCCAAATAACGGATATAAAAACCCTAGATAAAAATGGCACAAGCATTATTAATTAGTAGAAAAGATATAGTAAAGTTTACAGCAATGAATGGTAATGTTGATACTGATAAGTTTATTCAGTTCATTAAGATTGCACAAGACATTCATATACAAAACTATTTAGGTACAGATCTATTAAACAAAATAGAATCTGATATAATTGCAAGTAGTTTAGCTGGTAGTTATTTAAGTTTAGTTACAGACTATGTAAAACCAATGCTTATTCACTGGGCTATGGTAGAATACCTTCCTTTTGCTGCTTATACAGTAGCCAATAAAGGTGTTTTTAAACATTCAAGTGAAAATGCAACTAATGTAGACAAAGATGAAATAGATTTTCTTATAGAAAAAGAAAGAAATTTAGCACAGTACTACACGGACAGATTTATTAGCTACATGAGCTTTAATAATGATAGTTTTCCTGAATACAACAGTAACTCTAACGAGGATGTATATCCAGATAAAGATGCAAGTTTTGAAGGATGGGTATTATAAAAAAAAAATACAAACCAAAAGCTTATAATGTGCAAAGATTAAAAAAATACATTATAGACTTGACAAAGAATAACAAAAAATTAAAAAACTTATTGTAATAGTATGTTTGGAACAATATATGACGTATCGTGGTGGGGAAATGTAAATGAAGAAAATGGATGGGGTTCAATATACCCTTTTGACGCAGATGGTTCTTTTTTTAGAGCAGACACCACACTAGTATTAGTAGACTCAACATTATATACAGCAGATAAAACAATTTATTAAGACATGGCAAAACAAACAATTAATATAGGAACAACAGCAAATGACGGAACAGGTGATCCAATAAGATCCGCATTTGATAAAACTAATGATAACTTTACAGAGCTATATGCAGGTGCTGGTGGTGTTGCTGATGGAGCAGTAACTACAGCAAAATTAGCAGCAGATGCTGTAGATTCAGATAAGATAGCTGATGGAGCAGTTGATACAGTTCATATTGCAGATGACCAAATTACTTATGCTAAAATGGGTGCAGAGTTTACTACTTCAGCTACTATATCCGCAAGTGATGTTGATTGGTCAGCAGCTGCAGTACATACAAAGACATTAGGTGCAAATACTACATTAACATTTTCTAATGTTTCAACAGGGATGGTTATAGATTTAGTAATTGACGGTAACTACACACTAACACTCCCAGCAAGTGTAAAAGAAATAAGCGGTACTTATGATGGTACTGTAACAAACTTAATTCAAATTGTATCAACTAACGGAGCTACTGAACAGTGGGCAACAATATCAAAAGAAGCATAATTATGAAAGCAGTAAACAACAACGGAATTATTACAACTTATCCAGATGTACCTAATAAATTTAGGTCATCAACAGGTTATCACTTAAACGCAAGAAGTATGACTTCTGATGAATTAAGAAATGCTGGTCTATTTGATGTAATCATAGATGAAAATTATGACTCAAGAATACACACACTTGGA